AACACTGCTCCTTCGCTTGGATCGGGAGCAATCCCTGGTCGTAGTGACTTTACCAAGGCAGATGCTTCTTACGAAGAGTTTTCTGCATCAGCTCAGAGAGCACGTTTCACTCCACGCAGAGGCCCTGCTCGTTAATTTATGGCACAAGTAAATAAAGGTGACAAACTATCACGCAAAGCCCTTCAGCCCGGCTGGACAATTGAAGATGACGGCTTCGGCTTACTCACCTGCCGAGCAACTTACATTGTCTCTCAAGATACCGAGTACGGTGCGGCTGGATCGGGTGTAATTGCTAAAGCACCTAAGCGTGGGGACTTCTTTAATAATGACCCTCGCTTAATTTGTCACAAGGCATCCTCGAGCGTTAATAGCAACGGCCTGCAAGTTATTACGGCAGAGTATTGCGGCATTGCTAATGGCTCAAAGACAGACCCCGAAGTTAGCGGACGCGGTGCGACGACTACTGAACCGATTGCTCGTCACCCTGCATTTGCGGATAACATAGGAGGCACAAAAGACGCTCCTATATTTGGTGCTACATTCGATGGCGCTGGAAACTTCAAAGAGTTTAGCGACCCTACATATCCGAAGTACGGTCTTAAGAGTTACTATTCACCATCGTTCAGCATTAGCGGTCATTTCTATACTTCGGATATATCAGTTGCTAAGACTTTGAAAGACCTTCAGTGCACATCATCATCGACAGGTGATTGGGGCACAGGCAACTTGCTTTCAGGCTTCCAAGCATTAGGCCCGCAGTGGGGCAAAAACGGATGGTGGGAAGCAGCCGATGAGTCACCTCAACTTTTACTAACAAGCGTCTCTCTCGATTACTTTGGTAAATTGGTTAAGGTATCCTACGAAATCTTAGTCGCAGTGGATGGCCTCGATACCGACGTATATCCACGATCAGGTAAGGGTCGTCCTTCCCGCGTTAGAAATCCCGCCTAATGAAACGCGTCGTTCCAGGCGTAGGATATGACGTGTACGAAACAGGGGACACGGTGTCGCTCGTTATTCCGCAAGTTAAGCCTGATGCGAAGCAGTTTGAATGTACTGTAAACAAAGATAAAAACGGCAACCTATGGATGAACGTTGAGCCGGGCTTTGTTAAGATACTTAACTATAATAACCTTTTAATAACTTCAACAGGCAACCGAGATGTAAGTGTAGGTGACGCATCAGTTATTACATCGACTCCTTTAGCTGTAACAAAACTTTACAAGGTCGATGGATGTAACTGTTACAAGGCATTAAGGTATCCTACCAAAGCCGCCACGCTTGCTCTCAATCAGTTTCAACTCGAGACAGAAGAGGATAGCCTCGTCGTCCTATATCGCGCTGCTCCTGGATACGGCAAGCCACGCCTTGCAGTAATCAGTGTAAGTCTATTCAACTCTTGTTTCCGATACGGCCCAACAAGTGCAACCGATGGCGAAGGAAGTGTGCCAATCATTAAGCATTTATTTCAGCTAACTTCCGCACAATATACAGTCGATACTACTATTCCTGGTATTCCGCCAACTCACGCAGCAGGCCTTACTGATTACATACCGTTTTTAGGTTTAAAGTACTCTTTATGGGATAGGCTCGGTATTTATGTTAAGTTTATCGCATTATACGACTCGACGACTAAAAAACTTACGCAGTACCATACAGGCGATGTCGATCTAACTGAGACCGCAGAGTCTTACATAAGTTCGACGGGCCCATTTGTCACCACAGGCCCTTGCATCGACGACGGATGGGCATCCTCTTTCTACGTCACAAGCGGCACAGGTGCTCCTTCTGGGTACACCTTTGACTACTCCGTTTGACGATTAGGCATAAGTAGAAGCTATGGCACTCTTAACGACTCAGAAACTTTACGTAGACGCTGACAAGTCAGATACAGCTTACAAAGGCTGGAATGATACGTCGGTCGTTAATAAGCCTATATTCTACGAAGGTGACACGCCTCAGCTCGAAGTGTACTTAGTACGCTTAGCAAATTCTGCATCCTATCCGATGCAGTCTGTTTCTTTCCCTTCTTCTACGCTGTACTACGCGGTAGGTGACCCAGGAGATTTTCAGGTCAATACAAATAACGGAGTAAGCGCTATATCGGCTGGAACAGCTACTTGGTCATCGCCCGTTTTAACTATTCCAAGTGAAGCAACGGGCGGCTCATTTACGCTCACTTTAACTAATGCATCGCCAGCACTTACGGCTACAACCGCGGCATTAACAAAAGACGCAACTGCATCGCAAATCAGCACAGCAATCGTCGCCGCGGTTAATGCTAAGGCTGGATGGTCGGCTTGCTCGGCAACGGTTACCCAAACAAGTCAGACTACATTTAACATCGCAGTTGTCGCAACTAATACCGCTACGGTTTATTCTTTAACGGTTGCAGTTACTTCTTCTCTGACAGGTGCATCCGGATACAAAGGTTCAATTTCACTTACAGGTGCAGGCGTAGCTACTTTGCTTGGAGCAAATGCAGAAGTCACTACTTACCTCGAAGTACAATGCGATACAGGCAGCGGAGTTTATCAAACATTTTTACAGATACCGATAACCCTTAAGGCTAAGGTAATCCAAAATTAACGTACCATGTCCGACTTTACTTTTAAGCGCGGTTCCTCCTTCTCTGCTACGGTTACTTATACCCCAGCAGCGGGTGGCCTCGCTAACCTTATCGGTGCGACGATTACTTCCTCGATTAAGGACGCCAACGGTGTGACTGATAATTTAGTGACTTCGCTTAACGGTGCGGGCTTAGTGATCACCACGACCCGAGATGAAGTTTATACCGCAGATTGGCATACAGGCGAAGCCAAGTGGGACATACGCGTAAGCATTGGCGGCACGGTGTTTTATTCAGAGACTATCGATTTCTTAATCATCCCTGAAATTACAAAGGCTTAATCGATGTCCGCTTCATTCTCCATTACCATTGCAGGGAAGGGGACTTTTACGGCTTCCATAGCAGACCCCGAAGCGAGCGTAACAGTCGGCACGAACACACCTGCAATTTTTACGGCTGAGGTTGCGCCTGTTGGCCCTACGGGTGCTACGGGTAGTACGGGAGCCACCGGAGCCACGGGAGCCACCGGAGCGACAGGAGCCACAGGTGCATCGGGTGTCGTCGCTGCGACTTCACCATTGGCTTACAATAGCGGCACGCAGACCGTTAGCATCGACCTGTCAGCTTACGCAACGCAGTCCTATGTAACATCCCAGGGCTACATTACTTCGTCGGCTCTTAGTCCATATCTAACATCATCGACGGCAGCGAGTACCTACGCTGTGATTGCCGCTGGCCTTCCTACGGGTGGCACTACGGGGCAGGCACTCGTTAAGTCATCGAACAGCAACTACGCCACATCCTGGAGCACGCTTAACTTGGGCGACAGGTATGCAACGACTTCGACAACTTCGCTTACGATTAACACTGCGAATAAATCACTAACAGTTGGCACAGGCCTCGCATACACCTCTCAACAGTCCATCGTTATAGCTTACGACGCATCACACCATATGCACGGTACGGTCACGAGCTACGACTCATCGACGGGTGCAATGGTTGTCGATGTAACTCAAAAAACAGGCACGGGAACCTACTCATCGTGGACAGTAAATGTAGGCGGTATCAATTCGATTCCAGCATGGGGCGACATCACAGGAACGCTCTCAAGTCAAACGGATCTACAAGCAGCGCTCGACGCTAAGCTCGCTGTCACGACTGCTGCATCGACGTATCAAACGCAAAGCGGGATGTCGTCGTACTTAACGACTGCTACCGCGGCATCGACCTATCAGACGCAAAGCGGGATGTCATCCTACGCGGCCTTGGCATCGCCTACCTTTACAGGAGATCCAAAGGCGCCAACTCCTACGGCTAACGATAATGATACTTCAATCGCGACGACGGCTTTTGTAACGACTGCTAATCCTGATGCAACGACGAGCGTCAAAGGTCACGTGCAGTTGGCTGCGATGTCGGATGTAGCACTCGGAACCAGCACGACGCTTGCGACTACGCCTATCTCGATTGCCGAAGGCAGGATGTCCTCAAACGTGATATATGTCCAGGGATGGACTTGGACGACGGCTTCAAGCGGAACAGGCTCGCTGGCAACCAACGCCAACTCTCGCGTCGCAGGCGCACCAACCACGGCAACAGGTTACGGCCTGCTCTACATTCCCATTTCTTTCTTGAGGGGGCTTTCCCTTTCAGCTGGCATTGATTGGTCTAAGCGTGTCGGCGTGTCTGTTCGTGCAATGCGAAACTCGGCCTCGACCGACTCGAATACCATCGCACGGTTCCTGTTTGGCAAGTCGGCTGCTGGTATCACCGCTGGCGATCTATCTGTCCGTGGTGTCGGTTTCACTTTTGCTGGTAACGGTGTCGTCGTTCTCCAAGTCCATAACGGCACGTCGCTCACCAACGTCACCTCGTCTTTCACGCCGACCACGAATGTCTGGTTCGACGCACGCATTGTCTCGGATGGCTCCGGCAATGTGACGCTCTACATCAACGACTCGTCCGTTGCAACGACAGCCGCAGGCCCAAGCACGGCTGGTAGCTCAAATCAAATCTGCCTTATTGGTGAAGCGCAGAACCTTGCGACTATCTCGACAACCACAATGAACTTCCAATTTAACAACCCAATTGTCGACGTTCGTTCAGCCTAATGAACTACCGCATTACTTATATCGCTGGGAAGTTGGACACGACTTACAACCCCCCTGCTATCGTCTTGTCGGTGTTCCCCGACTTCGACGGCTGGCCTGTCACCCTCTCGGAGTCAGAGTGTATCGTAACCGTACCCGAAGGCATCGAACCCTTAAACCTTTCCCCACTTATCAAAATAGAATTACTATGATCACTATCCTCCTATCAATCGCTCTCGGTTTCGCTGGTGGCTTCGTCGCTGGCCTTAAAAACGCTAACAGTTCGAAAGTCGCAAAGGCTAAAGAAGTCATCACTAACTTAAAAAAGTAAGTGAAGGCCTTAGCAGTCATTGCTCTCGCTTTGGCTGTCACAGGTTGCGTCAGTCAGACAGTAAATCTCGACCTTAACTCGCCCGAACAAAAGGCTAAGGATCGTGCAGAATGGAATAAACGTTTCCCCGGTATGTACCCACCCCTCGCAAAATGAGATACGCGCTAATTCTTTCGACGCTACTCCTCTCGGGGTGCTTTCTATGGCGATCACCGAAGCCCGAGGTTCCTGCCGAAGTAACGACTAAGGCTGGCAAGGTAGACGCGTATGCCGATAAGAACGACTTGGTAATGTCCCGAGCCGCGGCATCGGTAACGGTAGCCCGCTCTGCACTTGACCAGGGCTTAACCTCCGTAGCGTCGGCAGAGTTAGATTTGGCTCAAACGTATCTCCCACGTCCTACGGAAACCGACCTCTCCTATGCCCAAGCACGCGCGCTTAAAAACGACCCTGCAGCGTACGCTAAATCTAAACTCGTAGCCGATGCCCACCAGCGTCAGCTCGATGACCTTTGGGGCAAGGTCGAAGCCGAGAAGCAGAAGGCTAAAGACCAACTCGAGGCTAAGGAAAAAGAATTAGAGTCTGCACGGAAAGAAAAACAGACCACGCTCCTCTCGCTCGTCGGTGCTGGCTTAATAACACTCGGCACGCTCGGCCTGCTTTTTGGTCTTAACCGGATGAACGCAATAGTCGTGCTTGCCATCGGTGCGGGCGTTGCCGCGTTACCCTGGCTGTTTGACTCCCCAGCCTTCATTTGGATTGCTGGGGGTGCTGCGTCGCTCGGCACGCTCGAAGTGCTTTGGCTACTTTGGAAAAAACTTAAACCGTCGCAAGTTGTAGTGACCCCTCCTTCCGATGGCAAAGCCTCTTAAGTTAAAAAGCCTCAAGGTCGTAGAGCGTAAACTTTCCCATAAGGGTAAGAAGTACTACGGCCTCGCAGAGCTCGACGACCGTAAGGCAACCATCTCAGTACACCCTCAGCAGACTGCTAAGGAGAAAATGAACACGTACATCCATGAGGCCCTGCACATTGGCGATTGGCTATGTCAGCGTGAAAAAGACTTAAACGAAACCGAAGTAAACCACATTGCCTCGCAGATTTGCAACGTACTCTGGAAGCAAGGCTATCGAAAGACGGAAATCAAATGAGCGCTCAACCTATCGACCCCGATTTCGCCAAGTTGGCAAAAGACGCGGCATCAGATCCAGCATTTCAAGAAGCAGCAAAGGCGGCAATGACGGGCGGCACAGATAAACTATGGGGCGACTTCGCAAGGTTTGCTCCGCTCGGTGCTGCGGCAATGTTAGCACGCATCTTAGTGTCGCAGGAGCCGGTAACGTTCGGCTATATTCTTCGTCGCATGAGTGCTGCGGGCATTACCTCAGTCCTTGTCGGCTTTGCGGTGCAAGATTACATACACTCCGAAGGCTTACGCTTTGCCGCGGTTGGCATGGCAGGCTACGCGGCTCCCGAGATACTTGACTACGCCTTGCGTTATTTGAAGGCTAAGGGCGAAGCGAAGTTGGCAGAAGTAAAAGGTAGTCGCAAAACGGTTAAGAAAAAATGAACGCACGCAAGCGAGTCGCAGTAAAGCCACGGTCGTTTGACCCGGTGATAATTGCACTCGCTGGTTTGCTCACCATTGCATCCTGGTCATCGTTCCGCGTTTATACGCATACGGAAACGGTGCTGGAGACTTTGCAAAGTGGTGAAGGCCTTGCCCTGATCGTGACGGATAAGGGCATCAAGTCTGACAGCGAGAAAGACGAGTGTGCACTCAGCTCAGCGACGGAAGGGTTAGTAAATGCTCGAGCTGAGTCCATGGTACTTTCTGTGGCTTGTGCGGGTATTGCCCTATCCCTTGCCGTAAGGCTTTATAGGGGCAGACAGTCACCGAAGGCATCAAAGCGTCCCTGAGAGGCACGCAGAGGGGTCAAATCGCTATGCCATGGGGCTATGGTAAACCAGCCCTGCCCTATATAATAGGCATAAGTTAATTGTATTAAGTTAATGGCAATAAGTTTGACTTAGGAATAACTTAGGCAGAGGATAGTTGAGTACCCAATACATACATGACTACCATCATCCCTACCCACACAGCCAAATACATCGCCGAACGTATGCGCCAAGATCTCGAGCACGCTGCCGAGAAAGCCGCTGACTATCGCAGTAAGGCGCACAGCATCCGCAAACAAGCAAACGAAGAGTCCTTTATCCCTAAGGCCGCTATCTTACTTAAGCATGCCGAGCTAAATGATGCCAAGTCCGACCGATGGGACGCTGAGTTCAGGGTGTTAGAAAATATCTGCATCACACTTACTAACGCTGGTGTCTAATTTCTTCCCCATGCCTAACCCTACCCACATGAACCACCACGAACAATCCGAGCAACTTAAGACCCTGCTCGCTAATCAGAAAGTAACGCCCCGCTGGATCGTGCTCCTCCGTCGAGCATGGTACCGTCTCTCCGGCAAATGGACTGCCCTCCTCGTCATCGGCCTGCTCTCGGTTGGCTCAGTCTCAGCGGCTGTCCCTTCCGACCGCCTCATTGATGCCCTGGTACAAGTCGAGTCCTCCGGCAACCCTCGCGCCATCGGTGACAGCGGCAAAGCCCTTGGCTGTCTGCAAATATGGTCGGTCGTAGTGCAGGACGTGAACGAAGTCTCCCGCGTTAAGTACTCGCATGCTGACGCATTTGACCCTGCAAAGGCTCGGGCTATCTGCAAGGCGTACTTAGCCCGCTACTGCACCGCATCCCGTCTCGGACGCATTCCTACCGACGAGGACTTTGCACGGTGCTGGAACGGTGGCCCTATGGGCTATAAAAAGAAAAGTACAGTTTCTTATTGGCTTCGCGTGTCTAAGTTACTTAACTAACTTTATGCCTGCTCAAGAAATCGACGGCTCAGTCGTCACTCACTACATCGGTATAGACCCTGGCGTGGGCGGTGGCATCGCTTACACTTCCCCGCTCGGTGATCGGGTGATGGCAATGCCGACAACGCTTCACGATACGCGTCTCGCGCTGAATAACATTTTAGATATGCAGCAGGACGGTCGCACTCGGTGCTACATCGAGGAGTTGCCAAAGTTTGTTCGCATCATTCCATCGTCCACAGTTTTTGTCATGGCTCGCAACTACGGACAACTCGAAGGTATCCTTTGCACGTACGGTATCCCGATTGTCCACGTTCGCCCGCAGGTGTGGCAAGGTGCTCTCGGTCTCGGGCATAAGGATAAGTCGCAAAAACCTTCCGCGTGGAAAAATAAACTGAAGAGCAAGGCTCAGCTCTTATTCCCCGAAGAGCACGTCACGCTCAAGACCGCTGACGCTTTGCTAATTCTCCATGCCGCAGTTAATCGCTTAATTTAATTTCCCATGTCCTACCGCCTAAAAACCCTATGCTTCGCATTACGCTTGTCGTATATGCGTGCCGCTCTCGCTGTCGGTAACAGCGCACTCGCTCAACACATCGTCGAAACATCGAAGAAAAACTATGTACCTAAAGGACGATAATTTCGACGCGAGCAAAGAGCCCAAATCCATTGAGCAGATCATGGCTGAGAATAACCTCACGCAGATTAACTCTATCATGGGGTTTCTCTTTTCTCCTTCCGTCTTAACGCCTACACCATTTAGCACTTCCACCTCTAACATCCCTAACAATGAAAAAACAACTGACCAAGACCGCCTCAACTGAGGCATCAATCCCGCCCGACGCTAAGCACTCCTACGTGCTCCTGGCAGACGGTGGCATCGCTCGTCGCCTCTCGCCTATCCAAATCTGCAATCAGACATACTACTCCGTACGCATTAACGGACGCACGCAACGCATCCGGGCAGACAAGTTACGCGAACGCTTAGCCTAATACTTCCCACCATGAATAACGAAACACCCAACAAGCCTGCTACCATCCTTCCACGCTTCGCCAAGGCACTCGCTGCCATGTCATCGCCTAAGGCTAACAAAATAAACCCCGCTTTCCGCTCGAAGTACGCATCACTCGATGCCATCCTCGAACACGTGCGCCCAATCCTCGCTAAGCATGACCTCGCCTTGTATCAATCGTTATACGCGGTTGAGGGCCGAGTCGGTGTCTCGACCTTTGTGGTCGGCCCCGAAGGTGATCAGGCTATCAGCTCGATTAGCATCGCTCTCAAGCCCGAGAGCACACCGCAGTCAGTTGGATCAGCGATTACCTACCTACGTAGGCAGTCAATCCAAGCGGGCCTCGGTATCGCAACAGATGCAGACGACGATGGCGCTGCCGGCTCGACCATTCCCACAACCAAAAAGTGGGAGCCTAAAGCATGACCCAAGTTGAAAGACTAAAGGTCAAACTTGCTCGGTTGAAAAAGGCAGGCGACGAGATGGCTTACATAATTGGGACGTCATGCAAGGGTGCTAATGCAAGGGACAGATGGTTTATCGCTAAAGGTGCTCGGCAGTTAAAAAAGAATAAAGATGCCTAAGCACTATACGGCCTCAGAGTTCGCTTTGCCGAAGGTATGCGGGCTTGCCATTCATAATGCCAAAAACAGGCAGGCAGGAGCCATTAACGAGTACGAGAAAGCATTAGAGACGTCGATGACACCTGCCATTCACGAAGTGCAGTCGTACTGCCTCTACGGTGTGAACCCCGATGCCTCTGTCCAGGTATTAGCCGGAGAGGCTACCTCGTCCGACTTCGCCCCGATCACCAAACGGTCAAACCTCACCGCGTTAAAGGACAAGTATAAGTTTATCGGCTTTGTAATTTGCCGACGCGTCACCGAAAAAAAGCAGGAATGGAAAACGCTCTCCGCTTAGTGCTTGCGTCTTATATAGTTACTGTGAATAAGTTTCTGACATGAGTACAAACCCCGACATTGTTCGTCATGCGGCTAATCTCGTTTGCCAATCCATCATCGAGGCCGAGGCAGAGATGCAGGCAAACCTTACGACTCAAGATGTTGAGCGCGTAATCCAACTAATGAAACGAGCACGTGCCACGCTTAAATCCGAGCGTGCCATCGAGGACGCTGCCATTGAAGAAGATGCAGTCAGCATGACCGCTCGCATCGACGAGTTACTTTCCGCAATCACTTCGCTGTATATGTCCGCTGAGACTTTAGCCGAAGCCGCCACGGTGATCCGTGAGCACCGAGACAATCTCAAACTCGCTTGCGAAGGTACGCACGACGAGGAGTTATAATTTCACCCATGAAAAAACAAACCCTGCCTGCTACCGCTCATTTTACACGTGAGCAATACGAAGCCATCGAAGCCTTGTCCTTTACCGGATTAAAAGAGCTTCTAAAATCGCCCGCCCATTACCAGCAATGGAAGGCGACACCATCCGAGGAAACTAAAGCCCTGCTTATCGGCAAGGCCGTTCACCTCGCAGTCTTAAAGAACGCTGACTTCCTTTCTACCTACGCAATGGCTCCCGAGTGCGATAGACGCACGAAAGAAGGCAAAGCCATTTGGCAAGCGTCCATGGACTTACTTGCTCCTGGTCAAGTGCAACTCGGCTTCGATGACTATAACTTAATACTCTCGATTGCCGACGGTGTTTTCAAGATTTGCCAGGATGCTGGCATCGAGTGTTTGAAACAAGACGGCTGGCGTGAGTGCGCGCTGACTGCTAAGAGCAAGGAGACCCCTCTGAAGGGTATCCCTGACCTCATCAGCGACGATGGGTATATCTACGACTTAAAGACCACCAGCGACTCCGCAGGCGAACGCTCAGCTCTTTCTACCATCCTTAACTTTAAGTATCACCTGCAAGCGGCTCACTACATCAACCTTGCACACGCTCACCGCTCCGACGTTCGTGGCTTCCGCGTTATTCTCATTGAGAAAGACGCAGGACATCAAGGGGCTATCTACGAAATCGCAGGCGACTTGCTCGAGCGTGGTCGGAAAGAAGTTGAGCGTGCATACTTAATCTACGACCAATGCACCGCTACAGGGCAATGGCCTTCCCTCGCATCGGCTGGCGTTACCGTCCTCGCTGATCTGCCCGGCTCGAAGAAGGTTGCTACCGAGATTACTATCTAACATTAAAGCATTTCACCTAACCAAAAACAAATATACACATGGAACAAAATATGTCAGATTACGTTAAGAAGAAGTTCGAAGGCCCTGCCCTCAACTTCACTCCAACCGATGGCGAATATACATTCACCGTCTGCACGATTAAAGAAACTGACGTGAAGAAAAGCAGTAAGGGTATGCCACTTGTCAAAGTCGGCTTACGCTCCCAATGCGGCGCTTACGTTAAATGCACTTTCTTCGGATCACCGAAAGCGATGCCTCGTCTTGCTTCCTTCCTCGAAGCAGCAGGCGGTCAAAAAGTATCGACGGCAACACTGACCGACGAGTTCTCTATCGCTGATGCAATTAACGCAGTCGTTAAAAAGTCGGTTAAAGCAACAGTCAAGAAGGGCGAGCCGCGTGAGTTTGGCGGTAAGACCTATGTCGATTACGACGTCAGCTTATTCAAACCTGCATTCTGATATGACCGCTGTAACAATCCTGCGCCCAACCGTCTACCTGATCACCGGCTACGCTCGGGCAGGTAAAGACACTCTCGGAAATGCGATACTCGACTTACACACCGCAGGCCGTAGTCGTCGTCACGCCTTCGCTGACCTGCTTAAAGATGCTGCCAATGCCGCCTACACACGTGCGGGCTTAAACCATATCGATATGCACACGGAGGCCGACAAGGTTCGCAACCGTGATCTACTCGTCGCAATGGGCAAATCTATGCGGGCAATCAACGTGAACATATTTGCCGACTCCTGTGCCGACTATGCTCGGTATGCTATCCTATCGGGTCGCTCGTGCATCATTCCCGATTGGCGATATGCGAACGAATACAGATGCGTCGTCGATACCGTAGCACCTGCCAACGTTATCACGATTAAGATAGGATGCCAGGGAATCGGCCCAGCAAACGAAGAAGAAGATAAGCAGATGCAAATCCTCGAGGCCGAGTGCTTTATCGGTTACGAGGCTACGTTCCGTCTCGGAGAGATTGGAGCTATTAAAGATTGGGCGCACGAAATCGTTTCAACCGTACCTCGTGTACCCCTCGCATAATGGAAACAGCACACAGCGAGATTTGGACTATCGATGACCTGATCGAGTACGCACGCGAGCAAGGTTTCACCTTAGAAATTACAAAACTTACCGAAACAAAATGAGCGACCTTATCCCTATCAAATTAGCCGAGCAAGCAATGGAAGTTAAAGAGAATGTCATCGCTGGCCTCATGGAAGATAACCGACTGCTTAAGGAACGTGTTAAGTTTCTTGAAGAGTTAGAAGAAGAGAACCGTAAGGAGTACGAGAGCTTGTACGATAAGAATGCACACCTGATAGCGACCTACGAAGCCATTAAGAAGTTAGTGCCATGAGTTACCGCACGGTGATCGTCTACCAATTGACGGTCGAGCAGCATGCCATGGCTAAAGGCTGGGGCATCTCACCGCGTCGAGCTGAGTGGCTGGCAACTTGCCCACGTGCTCTGTATCGCAAAACCAAGCATGAGCCTTTTCCCGGTGGCTATGCGCTGAATAAAATCTCTAAGCAAGCCAACCGATGAGCCTTATACGCTACCGACCGATAATTAAAAATAAAGAAGCAGAAATGGCTATCGATGTTTCGGGTGCTTGGACTTCTTTAACGTGCTATTATACTCTGCACGATAAGATTGTGACCCTCCAAGCCGAGAACGAGCGTATGCGTAAGGCACTTGATGCAATTGGGCCTGTATTGATTGAACCGACTACCATTGCGGTTAACGCCGCCAAAGGGGTGCAGTCGTGAGCGACGCTAAACCTAAAGCCGATGCGTTGAGCATTTGGTACGAGATTAAAAACGGCAAGGGGCTACGCTCATGAGCACGGAGACACGCATCAAGTCTAACGCGCTACTCTGCTTCTCTCAAGTTATCGCTTACGCTATTATCTGTATTAACATTAGGGCAGTTGCTCATGGAGATTACACCATAGCGATTGTTAGCGACCTCGCTTTCGCTTTCCTTAATTTCTACGCCATCAGCAAAATTGCTAAGAGTGAAAACTCTTTCGATGTAGCCATTGCCTACGCAACAGGTTCGGCAATCGGTTCGGTTATAGGCATTAAAATCTCTGAAACTTTGTGAGCACCGAGACGCGCATAGTCGTCATGGGCGATAACCACGGCAACCACGGTGATCAGGATACGCTCAAAGCCATCCTCGACTTCTGCAAAGACTTCAAGCCTATGCACCGCGTACACCTCGGTGATAATTGGGACTTAGCCGCACTCCGTAAAGGCGTTAGCAATCAAGATAAGGAAGCCTCATGGGCAGTACTTAAGAACGACCTTGAGCAAGGTGCAGAATGGTTAGCGAAGTACAGGCCGACACACTTCTTAAACGGCAACCACGATTGGCGCGTAAGGGACGCTATGTATAACACGGACAGCATTACTAAGCTCGATGCCCTTAAAGACGTAGATCTCGCCATGTCCAAGGCTATCCGGCAATCGGGTTGCAAAATCGTTAAGCCCTACACGGTGCAAAAGGGTTACGTCGATATCGGCCCGATGACATTTACCCACGGCTTCTTCCACGGTAACGATGCCATCCTTAAAATGGCGCACCGATTTAATAGCGGCCCAGGGCATGGACTCGTAATGGGTCACCTTCACCGGGCAGAACAGCACAACCTCGAGCGACGCGGTGGCGGGGCGGTGTGGATCTGCGGGTGTGCCTGCGATACTCAACTGCAATACGCTGAACGACGCCCCTCGACCCTACGCTGGCAAAACTCTTTCATGGCCTTCATCATCAAGGGCGAGCACTACATCGGGCGACAGGCTCACAAGTTTAACGGACGCTGGGAAATGCCTTTCAACAAATGAAAAACGCAAACGACCTATTCCTTAAACTGCGTCAATCGTTTTATGTCACCGATGACATAGTGCCTCCAGGATATAAAAGCACGCCTCAGCTCATGAGCATATGGAACGTATCGCAAACGCACGCCTTACGCATGATAAGAAAATGTATAGCAGAAGGTTTGCTCGAGCGCGTAAACATCATGCACAAGTCACGCGTCGTCCCTTACTACGGCCCGCCTCGGAAATATAAATCGACAAAGCCGAAACGCTAACACACAACACCCCCTCCCCGCCATGCCTGCCACCATAACTAATAAACTTGAGATCCGTAAAATAGATTACAAAACAGCTATGGATTTAGTTATTAAAAACCATTATTTACATAGAAAATGTAGTTGCATCGAAAGTTTTGGACTTTTTGACAAATCAAAGGATGGTTCAGATTTAGTAGATCAAGGAAAACTTGTTGGTGTAATTGTGCTTGGTAAGCCAGCTTCATACACATTATGCAACGGGATTTGCGGAAAAGAATATTCAAAAAATGTAGTCGAGTTTAACAGGCTTTGGGTATGCGACTCTATGCCCAAAAATACTGAGTCATTTTTTGTAGCTAAGGCTCTTTCAATGTCAGATTTCGAAATTATTGTTTCATTTGCTGACCGTGAACAAGGCCATGTTGGATATATATACCAAGCAACAAATTGGTTATATACAGGTATAAGTCCAAGGATGAGATATTTTAGACCAAAAATTGAAAGCTCAGATAATGGAGGAGTTTTATATTCAAGACGTAAAAGAATGACGCGTGCAAATATTGTTAAAGATTTTGGTGAACAATTTATAGATGAATATTGGTCAAGTGAAAAACACAGATACATATTCTTTAACGCCCCCAAAAAAAGGCGTAAGAAGTTAATGTCTTTTCTTAAGTATCCTATTCTTAAATATCCAAAGTTTTAATAACACACAACGACGCCTCCCCGCCATGCCTGCCACTACAGACCGCTTTCCAATCGAAGCGGAACAAAACTTAATTGCCTTAGCATTCATCGACGCAGATTGGCTTACGCGTCTTAAGGCTGATCTAAAGCCTTCGGACTTTGCTGAGCCGAAGCATCAGACGATATGGTCTGCCATCGACGCTACGACCTTCCCTGGACAAGTCGCTTCCGAGGACGTGCTAATCGACTATCTCCGCAAATTAAACCTACTCGAACAGGCTGGGGGCATTTCAGGCATCGTAGGGCTAACCTCGCAGACGCACGTATCGCCCCAAGCCTCACGCTGGCATGAGTCAGTACTCGAAGCGACATTCCTACGTAAACTCGACGCACGCATCGCAACGCTTAGCCGTAAGTCAGAGAGCGGTATGTTCAGCGCTGAAGAAATCTCGACAGACCTTGCCGCCATCCAAGCCGAAACCATACCGCGTAAGGCCGGAGACAACGGCCCGAAAAACTTTTCGCTCTACGACCTGCTCAACTTTGAAAAAGAAAAAGACCCCAACGCTGTCCTTGGTGATCGATGGCTCTGCAAGGGTGGCTCGTGTATGCTTATCGCTCAGACAGGGGCCGGTAAGTCTGCCCTCTGCACTCAGATGGCTTTGTCGTGGGCAATGGGCCGAGATGCTTTCGGTATTAAATCAGTCGCACGTCGTCGCCTTCGTTCGGTCATCATCCAATCGGAGAACGACCTCGGTGACGTATCGGAAGCCGTCCAAGGTGCAATCGACTCTCTCGGCCTCGCTCGGGCATCGCAGGAGGTTTCCGCACTCGCTGACATGGTACATTTTTACCGCGAAGCCATCCGCACCGGAGAGGACTTTGGGACAATGCTGCGTCAGCTCGTTATTAAGCATCAAGCCGACATCGTGTGGATTGACCCGTTACTTGGCTTTGCAGGTATCGACATTGCCGATCAAGAAGCCGTCTCACATTTCACGCGCCATATCATCCAGCCCGTACTCGATGAGACAGGCGTAATACTCATGACCGTTCACCACACCGTCAAACCTGTTAAGGATGCTGGCAAGGTGAACCTATCCGATCTCGCTTACGCAGGGGCAGGCTCAGCCGACCTTGCTAATTGGCATCGTGCATCGATGGTATTGCAGAAAGACCCTACCCCCGAAGGTCAAGACGAGTTACCGCATTACACCCTGCGTCTAGCTAAGCGTGGAGGTCGTGCAGGGGTCAAGGATAACCAGGGTAAATATACCCGCACCATCCCGCTCCAGCACTCCAAGGTGCAAGGACGCATCGCTTGGGAGCGTCGCAACCTTACAGAGATAGCGATTAGACCCATCCAGCAAGCCCGCAGAGACGTTTTGATTGGCGACGAGAGTCCTTAATAGGACATCTACCTAAAACGGCTTATAACCAATCCTCGTCAATTCTATGCAAAACTTATGCCAAGGAATAGTCAGTTCAGCTGGGCAGTTCAGATGGGCAGTTCAGCTCTATATAATATCTACCCTAAAGGGTAGAGATATTATAACGCATACTTCGCTTAACGCTTACGCTGCTCGTATGCTTTTAATCTGATGAATAAAGACAAACGCAAGTACGCGAGGAGTTGGAAGGTTAAACGCAATCAGATCCGAATAGCCAGCGAGTGGAAACAAAGGTGGCAAACCGAGCCGGTCTTTATGCGGTCGAACCTCGATAGCTTAATTAGAAGAAATACAGACTTGGGAAAGAGAAACAGAGACATGCTTATCGAGATGATGCAGGGTGCACCGAGGATTATTAAAACAGGTGAGCTGAGGGACGTTATCCGTAAGCAATGGAACGAGAAAGGTTACTCGCTAACGACGGAACAAGTGGAACGTAAAAGGGTAAAACTTTGGAGACACCGCCTGCTTAAGTTCGACCATCTGACGTTAGCCTGGACTAACTTCGCTTGCATCGACTGAGCACTTTCGCTGTTAGTGGTTTAATGTCAGACGATACGCCAAACAATCGACCATCCTACGAACACGATCACGAGCACGCTGAGGCCGCATTTAGTGCAGCAAAGAAAGATTTACGCAAGGTTAGTGACGCTGGCTTTATGTTCACAGTCTTACGCTCCGGCAGAGTAGCCAAACATTGCTTCGGTCGTACGCACGCTGAGCGCGTAAACATGGTATGCCTTTGCCTTCAGGAGTTAGTCTATGACCTTACAGAGCAGACGATGGATGCAATCGACGAACAAGATAAGGACAATAAGAAATGAGCACGACGAAAGAGCAGAGAGAGTTTGATAATTGGTTCTTTAAGCAGTCGTTTGTTAAACAGGCTGAGTGCCGATCACTCGGCATAATTCCTTACCGGGAGCAACCGCAGGAACGCTTTTCGTTTCCTATTTTTGCCAATGCAAAATGCTTTGCCTACGATCCTTGGGACGTTGAGCTGAGAAGCGAAGAGGATACGTTCGTTAGTCGTGAGCGATTGCGTGAAATTATTTCTAAGATACTTCTTACCCTTGAACGTTCACCCGAACGTAGCGTGCGCTTGCACGTCGAGCTACTGCGTCTCGTACTGCGTACGCCTGATGCAATGACGAACGGTGAACTGTGCTCGCAGTATCCGGACATTACACGCCAAGGCATTCACTACCGTGTGCAAGAGATGCGACGAATTTTGTTTGGCAAAAAAGAAAAAAAGGTTAAGGCACGTGCCCCATCCCCGGTTAAGGAGTCTCCTCGACCCCCCCCTTCCCGACGCGTGGCATCGCACCGTGGCAAAAAAATGGAGGCTACCCCAACGAAACCT